TTCATGTTAAAACAATCGCATAACGAAATTCTGAATTTCAATAATTTGGAAACTACTCCGCTAGAAGGCGGGCGCCCACACACGTCATGTGTGGAGTCTCCGGTTCTTTCAGAGACTGATAGAGAAGCTTTGTCAGAAGCTTTAATATCAATTTATGATAGAACTTGTGCATTAGCAAGGGGGCTTGTGTTAATCTTAGAAGAACACAAGTGCCCGCAGATACTAATTGCAGACTGTGTAGCTCAACTACACGATCATCTTGATACTTCTTCAGCTGAGGACGTTTGGGTTAAACGGGTTAAATTCGTTTTAGCCTATCCTTTAGCAAAGTATTTAAGACAATCTGAACTACCAAAAAAAGCTGACATACCATTTACTTGGCGTATCGGCGGTTTTAATAGGTGGTTTAGGAAAAGATTAATGATATTCTGTTCTAAGAATACACATCTTTTCTATAGCTGGTTCCAAGCAAAGAGGGCTTGTCTACCATGCTCTGAAGTTCATGTTAATGAAACATATAAAGAACATTTGTCTCGTTTGACTGCCAACGATAACGGGGATGTTCCCACTATGGATAGTATCTTTAGAGATACTACATTTCAGCATGTTCTAAAGAGAATAAGGAGCGATATAACCAATAACTATGAAGCTAAACAATTCAGTTTAGCGCCTTCGACATCCGCGTGTTTTACACATAGACGTTCGGAGAACGGTCAGTATGGTTTTATTCGGAACTATCAGAACTATGATTATATAACCGACGCTTTTGATACAGAGTTGATTACTATGGGGTTTGTTCCTTGTGGTTATTATGGTTCAATTAAGCAGTATAATGTCGTTTATGAAAATAGATGCTATAATAGTCATGGGAAGACGATGGACATAAATCGATCTTTAACAAATTGTGAACTTGTAATTGTTAATAATCCCAATCTTAGCTGCTGTATTCAGGCAGTTATAGAACCTCTTAAGGTACGAGTAATCTCGAAAGGACCGGCTTTACCTTACTATCTCATGCATACTGTCCAACAAGCTATGCATGATTCAATGCGAAAAATGGAATGTTTCCGTCTTATCGGAATGCCTTTTTCGGCTACAATGCTTTACGATCTCGCAGAAAAGAGTAAGAGTTATTTTAAATGGCTCTCTATTGATTACTCAGCTGCGACAGATGGTCTCTCGTGGAAGTATACTAAGCAAATATTGGGATATCTTATCTCGGGCTTACCTTCCGCTGAGCGCAGAATTGCTATGGCAGTTTTGGGACCTCACAAGCTCTTCTACCCCATTGATGGGGGGAGCGAGTATCGTGGACTTCAAAATAATGGTCAATTAATGGGTTCAATTCTGTCCTTTCCCATTTTGTGTCTGGCTAATCTCGGTGTATATCTACGGAATACACAATCACTTCAGGAGGGCTGGACTGATAAAGAGCGACTTCGTCATGTTCTTGTAAATGGCGATGATATGTTATACGCTGCTCCATCTAATTATTTTGAAACGCATAAAATTTTAAGTAATAGCGTCGGGCTTGCTATGAGTCCGGGAAAAGCATATGTACATGAAACATATCTTAATATTAACAGTGTTTCTGTTCACTATAATTTATCCAAGTTAAATCCTACTCATAAGTTAGGAGACCGAACTGGTAAGGAG